TATCTGCCAACTGTTTCGGGCCATGTCTCACGTCTTTCATCGTCTTCTCTCCAACGAGCATAACGTGACAAGGCAATAAAGTTTTGATAATCTGTAGGTAAATAGTTGTTCATTGATATCCCTTTCTTGAACTGAGTTGGAATTTAAAATTGTATCATAATCACGGTCAGATTACAATACTATTCATGCCCCAAAACAGCATTAATTCTTTTTCTAACGTAGTCCACTTCGCCTGACTTGAGAACCTTAAACGCAAACTCTCTCATGTACACAGGATTAACTCCTGCATAGTCACACACAGAATGAAAGTCTTCGGCAGTCACCCCGACAGATGCAAAGAACCAAGCTATTGCTCTTTCTCTTTCGATAATAGAGTTAGTTGGCTCACCATCATATCGGGGCTTTGTTGCGTCAAGTAGTGCCTGTAGTATGACAGTTAAGAACAAAGTCTTCTCTGCCGTTTTAAGCTCAACCTGCTCGTCTTCTGCTAGGATTATGTCCTTTATTTGCATTTGCTCTCAGCCATGCTTTTGGTATCCCTTCTCCACCTTTGCAGTAAAGAAACCCATGCTTATCACACCAATCTGCATAAGTCATCTTACCACCTTTGTATAGTTTTCTATTTGGATTGTCAAAGACAAACCTGATATCATGCTCAGGATGCTGGTCACGTATAAACAAATGTTTCTTTCTGTCTTCCAGCATAAACCTTCCCTTGACCTCTAGTATGATGCCATTAGGAAGAATAAAATCAGGTATGTATTTTTTATCCTCTTGCCATAAATAGGGTATGTTAAATGTTTCATATTCAAACTCAACCTTATTCTTGTTTAGGAAACAAGCACAGTTATATTCTGAATTAGAACGATAGTTGTGCTCGTTTCTATCTCTAGTTTTTTTCTTACCCATGAGTTACCTCTGGTACATCAGGAACTTTACCAATCTGGGTAAGGTATCTGATACCGTTTGAGTACTTGAACTTTCTCAGTCCTTGTCCACCATTAGCATCCTTCCAGCAATCATCTTTAAACGGACAGTAGATACAGCCTACTGCAAGCTTACGATTGCCAGACTTGCCATCCTCTTCATCAGGATAACATTTAGGTGGTGGTGTATCGGAAGAAATAAAGTTCTTAACTTTACCAATCCTTTGCTTTGCATTTATCATTCGGATAGGTTCTACCTTCATGACTGTCATCTCACTGGATGATTTATCAATAGCAAAGAAAGCAGCCTCTTGGTCATTACCTGCTTCGGCATAACCAGATATCTGTGCTATGTAACCGAATGGGTCATCAGTATGCAACGTACCTTCCTTAAACTTTTTAAAAGCATAGGAAGAAGCAGTCTTGATGTCTGTAAGAACACCATCAATGCGACAGTCTTTATGTCCTTTAACACCATCAATCTCTACCTGCTTTTGTTGTTCAGTAACCTCATGTCCTGCTAGGTCAGTCAGTAAGATAAGAAGAGCCTCTAGGATGTCTCCCATAATAAACTTCATTTTAGTTTGACCATCAATTGGTTCTGGCTCTATCGGACTTTTCAACTCATACCATAGCTGTCTGTCTGGCTTACCTATCTGAGACATGCGTAATGCTTCAGCCTTACCACGCTTACCTTCTCCAAGCTGACGTGATAAAGACTGTGCTACATCAAGTGAAAAGTTACGTATCTTCTCACGGTTCTGAACATTTGCAGTATTGATTCCATTCTCTAACAAAGCATGAATATCTTCAACCAAAGTATCTATAGTTTTTTTCATTTGTTTTCCTTTTCTAAATACCTGTTAAGATACCATACAGCTTTTTGTAGGTCTTGGTCTTCACCTTTGTACTGTTCTCTCCAAGTGTACTTTATTACATTACCTTTACAGTAACCTCTAAACTCTTCTGGTGACAATGCAGATTCAATTGCTTGTATACATTCCACGTCACCATTCTGATAGTGTGGTGGTTTGTTTACATAATCAGTCATCAGGTGTAAACTCCGGCTCTTTGTGGAAGCTTACATCATAGATGTATGTAAATCCCATTGCTTGTAAGAAGTCCAACACTATATCTGACATAACATTTAGGTCATCTGCAAAGCCTTCTACTGAAGTCTTGTTACCAAAGTCTGTATACTCAGCAGACATAACAATCTTATATTCTTTTCCATGTGTCATATCAATCTCCTTAATAATTGGCGTACCCACCCTACGCTAGCCAACTCACTACCATATACCAAATATCGTAGCACCCTTGTTGATGTTATGTTTTAGCTACCAGTGTTACCAAAGGGGATATCGTCATTCAAGGTATCCACTGCACTATAACCGTCAGGCACAACATCAAAGTCATCAGACCCATCAGAGTACGGAACAAGCTTGGTTACCTGAACCTTTTGCAGTTCAGCACCCATGCCTGTCTTACCTGCATACTCCCACTCGTAGGTCTTGAACAAGACATTAATATCAGAACCGTTACCAATCAGAGTACCTGACATTGGGTTCTTGTTAGCATCCACCAGAGCAGGTGCTTGGTTCTGAGTACCATCTCTGCGATTAACCTTACGTTTAATGGTAACAAAGTCACCACGGTCATCGCCTTTATTTTTAATTGCCAATCCCATCTGACGAGCCTTGTTCAGTTCGTCACCTTCAATAGCCAAGTCTACTGACCATACTGGCTCAAAGGTTGTGTTAGGGCTTGCAACGCTTGCCCAATGGGCTTTACCTGAAAGTACTGGCATAATTTTCATCTCCTTGTTTAGTTTACTATGTGGTCTTAGCCACTTCTGATTTTGGAATTATCTCACACTACCTAAGCAGTGTCAACATCTTTTTTATCTATAAAAGATTTAATTACATCTGAAGAAAATAGTTTCTGTAGATTTAATAAATACATCTTAGCTGCATAATTATCTCCACCAGATACACTTCTCTTATAGTCCAGATTGTCAATAATCTTTCTTAGGTTCTTAGTTTCAAAGACAAGAGTACAGTATGTATCCTCACCTATACAAAGATTGTGAAACCAGTAATCTGATTCTGTTGCATCAATGCCAGATGGTTTACCATAACTCTGGTATTCAATCGCAATGTTGCCTGTCTTTTGCCAGACATCACGCTCAGATTTTACTTCAATCTTTTTATCTTGAAGCATATCTGCAACTCTTTGTTCACGTACCTTTCCATACTGTAAGTCGAGGTCAAACTTTTTCCTGTCTGCTACTTTGGGTTCTAGCTTATCCATTCTTTCTCCTTAGTGTGTTTCTGCCCAATTGTTTCCAATCTTGAACTCACTGTCCAGAGGACAATTTACGTCCAAGCTTTTCTCCACAAGTTTCATAGCTTTCTGTGTAAGTTCACCAAACCTTTCGGCTTGGTCAGCCCGAACCTCAAACTGATACTCGTCATGGATAGACGCAACAAGATTGTAATCATAATCCCGTTGCGCCATTAAAGTTATTTGCCGCAACCATTCTTTACAGATGATAGCACCTGCACCTTGTAGTAACAGGTTCATAGCAGCGTGTTGTTGTCGCACCTTGAGAAGTCTGCCATCAAGACCCCGAATAAATCCACTGCCTGATGCTCTATCAACTTTATCACGCAAAGTCTTTAGGGCTGGCATATTGGACATAAACTTTTTCATAATGACCTGTCCTTCTTTAGCACCACCACCAACGATACTACCAATCTTTGCTGGACCTGCACCATAGATAAGAGCATAGATAAATGTCTTTGCTGCATCTCTGGTAGGAAGCCCTGCGGCTTTCTGATTCGCAGTGTGGATGTCACCACCCACTACCTCATCAGTAAATTTCTTGTCACCCATATAGTGTGCCAAGCATCTAAGTTCAAGTGAACTAGCATCACATCCAAGTAATTTGTATGCATCACTACTTGTCTTCCAAACCTGCCTACATTCCTTACCGTAGGGAGAATAGACAGCAGGAACTTGAGCCATGTTTGGAGAGTTGTGAGCCATGCGTCCACTGATGGCTTTCAAGGTAATAACTCTACCATGAACCTTACCATCGTCTTCCACCACGTCAAGCCAAGACTTGACCTGTGAAACTCTCTTCTGCAACAACAGATATTGTGCAATCTTTTGTGCCTCTGGTATGTCTACGTCTTTCAATGCACCTTCATCCACAATTGGATGACCAGTAGGTGTAAAATTCTTAGGCTTCCAGCCTTTCTCTATCAGACGTTTACCTATCTGTTGTCTGGATGCAGGATTGAATACTTCTACCTTGTCCTTTAAACGCTTTCCCGTCTTCTCTGAGAAGCGTTCTGTGACGATAGGTGGGAATATACTCTGCATCTCCTGTTCGATAACTGTGGCCTCTTCTGAGAGCCTTGCAACAAGGCATGAGGCTTCTTGTATGTTAAGAGTAAATCCATTCTCTTCCTGCTTGTCTACGATTGCTCGTACCTGATGCTCAAGCTGGATGGATTTACCAGAATGTTTCTTTGCCTCTGGCAACAGATGTTTGTATAACTTTGTTGTCAGCTTCACATCTTGAATACAATAGTCAAGCATCTCTTGTGTGAAGCTGGTAAAGTCATTGAACTCAATCTTTGCAAAGCCAAGTCTCTCACCCCATGCAGCCAGTGAATGACCACCATCACGAGATGGGTCAAGAAGCTGAGAGATAATCAATGTGTCTCTGACTTTGCTAAGGGGTATGTTACTACCTGTCAGCCTGTTCAGCACAGGTGCATCAAAGGACACCCCGTTGTGCATGACAAACAAATCAACATCGTTTGACCATGCAGGGAAGTCTTGAATAGACTCCCCATGCCATGTGTCCACTGCACCCGAATCAATATCCTGTGCAACAATACAATGTATCACTGTTGCGTTCAGGTCATCTGTTTCGATATCAAGTGCTACTCTTTTCATAGTTCTACCAACTCTGCCCTTTCATATGGTATGTGGAAAAAGCTCTCACCTTTTACACGATAACTAAATAACTGCTTCACTTCTGATTCGGCAACAACAAAGTCTTTGATTCGCCATGCCATCTTTGCATCGTTTCGGATTACATAGAAGTTGAAGAAGTGATTGTCTGCCCCCAACTCTGCCATCCTATTAATCAGTTTGTGTTTGCGATAAGGTATTCTAATTTCTTTCCATGTATCAGGCCAATCATCTTTCCACTGATTTTTCATCTCTGCTTCTGAGAAGTACGTATTATCTCCTTTTTTGCTCTTGATGTCAAACGAAAAGTTTTCCTGACTATCAAGTATTTCATGACCATTATTCATTAGATAATTCATAATGGCCTCTCTGGCTTTAGCATCGTTCTGTTCATAACTCTCACGGCTGAACCGCCTGTTATATGCTCCGTCAATCTTAGCTACCTTCATAGAAAGTCTCCTATATCTTCTGCTGTTGTGTCTGTCTCAAATGGGTTCTCAATCTCTGACATCCTGCCAGTGTCCTTGTCATACAAAAGATAGGTGGCTACACCTGTTTCACCTGCATAACGGTTCTTCAATACCCTGACTGCTGTAGTGTTAGCCTGTACAGGGTCTTGTGCTTGCTGGTCACGTTCCAACGCAATCACTGCGTCACTAATCTGTGCAATAGAATGTGAGCCACGTAACATGGACAGGGATATTTCCTTGCCCTGTTCCTGACCCTTATCACCTGTTGCCCTACGCAAGTGTGACACCAGAAGCATTGCACATCTGGTTTCTTCTACCAGTGAACGA